GTACATATTATGGTAGCTGTAAGTAAGCAATTTTTCGGTTGGCTCTTTGGATTGGGTTCAGGTGTTAAAATAGTATTCATTTTATTGACTAATTTATTATTGGATTCTATAATTTAAAATTAAAAAAATGAACAAGTTTTTTTATGGAGCCGGTGTCCTTTTTAGTACAGCCTTATTGATTGAAAGTGTCTATGTATTATTTAATGAACCTAAAAAAGGAGATCCTAATGTGCGTGCTTGTAAGACTGGGAATGGTAAACCCAAAGAAAAAATCGATAGTAAGGAAGAAGCTAATGCAGAGGCGCTTCGACTAACAAAGTATGGACACTTGCGTAAACCTTACAAGTGTCAGTTTTGCGGTAAATATCACACTGGACATAGGGTAAGCAAAACTAATATCTGTTTATGTGCTCTATATGGGATTGGTAGTTGTTTATCCACTATTGCACATATCAATGAATGACTCTAAGTGAAAATGACATAGACGACTATTTAAAGAACGGATAATAGAGAAGGCAGCCGAGTAGACTGCCTTTGTGTAATCCTTCCCATCAACAACACACGAATCAACAAACTCTCAAGAAGGGTTACATAAGATAGTACTAATATATAAGTGAAAAGTTCGATCGTGGATATAAAAAAAGTGAGGGGAACCACCCCCTCACCAAAGTCAAACCAAAATAATCCGAATTATGTCCGTATTATCTTGATGTTGCAAAGATACTACTATTTTCTGATAAAGCAATAAAAATCCCTGCATCGGCTCAAATGCAGGGATGGTGTCAAATAAGAGCTTAACTGATTTTTAATGATGTCTGATGAATCATTTCGCTAACATTGTTCAAAGCGTTCAGGAACGTTTTGAGTTCATTGTCAGTAAAGCGAGCCTTTTTCCCGTTGACTATATTTCCGTTAATACGCTGATATAGCCAGTTTCTACTTTTACCAAAATATTTCTTTGCAATATAACTGAATGAGATTGCTTCGGGCAATTCTCCAAGTTTATCACGTAATATGGCTTCTTCCGCTCTTTCTATATAATCATTGCAGGCATTTACCGTTGCTTTTAGCCCAGCTTCAGATGCTTTTTTGTAGGCTTCCTTTTGGGCTTTCGGTAGTTTATTATATTTATCCTGCATTTCCTTTTTGAAAGCTTCTTTTTCTTCTGTGTTTTTTAGTTCTTTGAATCTTTCAAAGTCAGCCTGCAT